ATACGTCTAGCTATCTCTGCTGTTGACTCTCCACTAAATACTCCAGCCCTTATATTTGTTGCAAGTATATCTTGCTGGTTTTTTGCTATACCTCTAAATGCTTTCTCTACTGTTTGTCCATTAGGTAATGTCTGCATTGCCCCTTGCCTTGCAGTAAGTTCAAACTTTCCTGAGCCAAAGTTTTTAAAGTCATCTTCTGTAAACTGTTTGCTGGTAAAAATATTTATTTCAGTAGGATCTGTCTTAATAAAAGAACTTGCATATTTTTTATTAACAGCTACAGAGTTAATTGGAATATTGCCTGATTTAACAGCCTTTTTTAATTCGTTTTCAATAAATGAAGTCTGTACTTCTGCAAAATCTGCTATTTCCTTAATCATGCCTTTTGTTGTTTCCTTTGACCATTTATCCATACTCGCCTTCGATTGAGCAATTATGGCTCTTAATCTTTTCCTAGTTTGCGGTGCTATAACAACTCCCTCCGCTGCTTTTTGCTGTCTAAGGTCAATCTTTTTTAATTTATCAGTTGCAGTAAGAATGATTACCGCATAGTTTTGCACATATTTTGTTGCTAAGGCATTGCTAAACCTTCCAACATCTATAGTTTCCCTAAAAAATACCTCTGGAATACTCATCTATCATTCTTCTCCCTCTTCCTCCTCCTCTTCTGGTTCTTCATCAGGTTCTTCTGGTGGTTCTACTTCTGTAAGACCTCCTTGCTGTGTGCTTTCAATCTCTTCCTCAACATCAAAGTCATCACCAAGTATCTCACCAGCTGATAGTTGATTTAACAATGTCTCCTGACTGATAGTGCCAGCTGTGAACAATGAAAGTAGGCTTGTAATCTCTTGAGGCTGTAACCTTGCAGAAACAAAGTCTCTGTTAACAAAGCAGCTACCAGCATTTGGTTCATTAAGATATTCGCTATGGAACTTCAAACAGTTATCAATCAGGTCTTGCATTTGCTGTGCAACAACCATCATTGTGCTGTCATTTTGAGATCGGTCTATTTGCTTGGCCTCTGCTGTCTCTCCTACTAACTTCTGACCAAGAACAGCTGCAAGCGATAATGTATTGATCTGATCCTTAATATCATCAAGCCTTTTGAACTGGCTATCATAACTATCCCCTGATGGGCTGATATATTCCATGCGTGACTCAGGTGGCAGTGATAGTGCCTCACTTGGCCCTGTTGTTATCTCATCTGCGTTTGGATAGCCAAAGACTGCAAGTAATGGAACAGAACTAATGTGCAAGATGTTGTCTAAGTCAGACTGGATCTGGTAATGCTTAAGGTTTAGCTCTGCAATGTCATACAAAGGACTGCGGCTTTCATAGAATCCGA